TTACTATCCAGTGTAACCTTATAGTCACCACTGATCAACTTCAAGGTAGAGATCAAGAAGTCCGCATTGAATGTCTTGTCAGTTTTACCTAGTTGCACTTCGTAGACATTGGTAGATGGATTTTTGATGTCGATGACTGTAGCGGAAATAGTTTCCCCATCACCAGAAATGCGTAGATTAGGCAAACCAAAAATCCCAGCTGCCTTCTTGATTGCACTAATTGTAAGATCATCAATTGATAGTGTAGCATAAGGATGGACCTTCATATGAGATGGTCCTTGAGGGAGTGCCAAGATGCTCTTATCAGCACTACCATAACGGATCTTCTTGTTACCATCAATAATCTCGATGGTATTTCCGTTGAACACAATATCGGCATCAGGCATCATGTTCAACACGGCCAAGAAAGTAGACATATCATAGATATAGAATTCACTAGGAATCTCTTCCTCGATTTTAGCTGATACTCGAATGTTGCGTTCTGGTGCCACGGTCTCTAGGAAAGATCCGGGTTGCAATCCAAGGTTACCATTCACTGTAGCGAAGTTGTTCATAATTGCCAAGGTTTCTTTCGAAAATTTCATCAGTAAGTTCTCCAATAAGATCAATAAAAAGTAATTTTATCACAAGTCCAAGAAAAGGTCTCATTCTTCCTTAATAACGGTGAAATCGCCAACCTTATTAACTGCAATCACCTTATCAAATTCAGCCTCCAGACCAGACCCCCGAATGGCATGAGAAATGACCCAAGAGTTTGGACTCATCTTACGAACCAATTCAAGGAATTTTGCTCTACCATCGAAGTCTAGACCAGAGTCCATCTCATCTAGTACAAGCAAATTCACACCACCAGATTCTTTCATCATCACAATCCTACGGAAAGCAGACAGTAGGGCTAGATCAACCCTACGCTTCTCCCCTTCTGATAGTGACGAGTATGACATATCTTCTCGACCCCTATGTAGGATAGTCTCATTAAAATTATCATCCAATTGAAATGTAACAAACATGTCCATTTCTGATAGAATCTCATTGACTTCTTTGTTGATCATAGGTATATATGTACCGATGATCTTAGATTTAACACCAGAGTCCGATAGAATAGCTTTAGATGCCACCAAATGAGATTTGTATAGGGTAATACGGTCTTTATCTTTAATCGTTTCTAAGGCTTTCTCTGCAGTTTGTCTGATATTCTCGCGTAAGATGTCAGCATCATCTTCTGAGTGAACTTTTAGTCTATCGATCTCACTTTGTAATGAATCAGATTTGACACCAAGTTGAAATGATTTATTCTTCACTTCGACTATTCTAGATTTTAGCGATTCAAGAACTGATTTTGATTCTAGTTCTAGAGTTTTCATCTCCATCATCATCTCATGTTTATTCTCTAGATCTACTAATTCGGTCTCAAGTTTATTTCTAAAAGAAACAAGTTCTAAAATAATTTTGGTCTTGTGATCTTCTGATATACATTGATGACAGTGTGAACAAGATTCTGTTTCTCTTGCATTAGATTCTTCTTTGTGAATTCTCTGAATTTTATCTTTTAGAGCACGAAGCTCAGAAGAATAATCATAGATATCAGAGAATTTCTTATTGTGATTATCTAGTAGAGAATTGTACTTAGCATTAAGATCTACCAGTGTGATATCAGAATCATGCTTTTCTTTTAGATACTCTGATCTCTCTTTCTCGATTGATGAAATTCGCTCTTTGCTATTGATAATCATGCTATCCAAGATTTGCTTCTTATTTGCAGTCTCACTCTTGAATGCTGAAATTTTTGTCTCTAGAGAGTCCAATTCCTTATCCGATGAAGATATCCTATCTCCAACGAGGCTAGACATTGTGGCGATGATCTTTGTATTGAGAATTTCATCGATGAATAGTCTACGCTGGCCTGGAGGCAATTGCATGAATGGGGTGTATTGTGCACTCCCCATAACTAGAATCTGAGTGAATGCTCTATAAGAGATCTTTAGAATATCCCTCTCTAGGATGGATTGATAATCCTTCGTTGAGGCCTCTTGTGGTATCAAAATTCCATCTTTATAGATTTCAAAGATTCCTGGTTTCATCCCTCGGATGATCTTAAATGAACTCCCAGTTCCCCTATCTATAAAATCTAGTTCAACTAACAGATTTGAACCATTGATGTTGTTGATCAATTGTGGGAGGTTGATCTTCTTGAACGATTTGCCATACAAGACGAATGTAAGGGCATCCGTTACAATGGTGGATTTACCAGTCCCATTTCTACCTTGTACTAAGGCCATGCCTATGTTTAGATCAACAATGGTAGGAGAATTACCAAATGATCCAAAATTCTTGACGGACAGTTTATTAAATAAAATCATAAAATCCTATTCAGCCAGGCGATCAACTACTACAGCTTGATCATAAACCTCAGTCATAATCTTCAAGATAGCATTTGTAGTATCCATATCACCTTTGTATCTATCAGATACATAATTATTGATAACTGACCTCGTGTCAAGATCAGATGAATCAATTATATCACCACTGGTGTTCAAAGAAATCACAGCGGTATCGTGTATCGTTAGTGTCAAAGGTCCAGAAGATCTCAATTTAATACAATATCGGTCAATGTCCTGTTTGTCAAACAATGAAGAATCATAGAAACACTTTACCATCTTCCCCCTATACTGCATAGGATCACTTGGCATCTTCTGTGTTTCAGTCATTGTCGATGTGGTGAACATGGTGTATGGGTTTACAACAAATTCAATGGCGCCAGTTTCTGTGTCTAGGATATGAAACCCCTTAGGATCACCATAATCAGACCAGGTGATCTGGTATGGAATTCCTGTGTATAGAATGTTACCATTCTCAGATCTAGTGTGATAGTGGCCAGAGATTACCTTCTTGTATCTAGATGAGAATAGTTTAGCTGATGAATCTAATTCGGTAGTCAACGGTGAATTGGCCTGCATTTTGAATCCACCGAATTCAAAGTGACCAAATACAATAGAATTCCTATCTTCTCTCTCGATAAATTGACTCACATCACCAAGATTTTCCTCGCAGATCCAAGGAACAACATCACACGAGAAATCACCAACCCGAAGAGCAGTTGGCTTATTGATGATAGTAACACAATCTCGATACTCACCTAGGAATAGTTCTGGAGAATTGATGACCAGTGACTCTCTAAAATGAATATCATGATTGCCTAATAGAGTGTACATGTGGATGCCGTGTTTCCGAAGACCACCAAACCAAGTGTCTCTACAGGCATGAAAGGCTTTCAGTGACACACTAGTTCTATTATCAAAAAGATCACCCAGTTGAATTACACTCGAGATATCATTCGCTAGACAATATGGGTAAAAGATATCTGTGAAGAATGAATTGAAATAACTAGAGAAATGAGCAGAGGAATTTCTGGCGCCTAGGTGCAGATCACCAAGAATAGCAATTTTCATAGTAGAGGTGCACCATCATCAGACTGAATGAGAGAATCAAATTTAGCTTTCCGTTTCATCTCTTTATTCTTCTTTGGCTTCTCTTCAGAAATCGGATCTGTTCCTATGTTCATCGTGGCAAAAATTTCATTGAATTCTAATTTTTGTTCCTCGTTCAACTCAGCTACATATGATTCATAGTCTCCAGATAGGAATGCACGATATTTCGTCTGAGATTCCTTTTTCTCTTTTGTGATTGTTCCGATGAATGAATACCACACAATAGATGTGAAGTAGGAAAATGCGCTAGTACCAAGGGTAGGGTTGAACTTGTGAATTTTCTTAAGACAATGTACAACAGCCTCACCAACCATATCATCCAGGTATGAATAGTTCCTGAAATTGTGGCTGTGACTCAGCTTACTAGCAATACGGTAAATGCTATCACCTAGGTATGCGGGGATAGGTGGATTCTCTAAGTTCCTCGAATTGTAATCTTTACAGAGGTCATAGTATTCTACTAGTGCCTCCTTGAACTTAAATTGATCTACATAGTGGTGATTGTAGTCTTCTGATTTTTCTCTCTTGTGCTTAACTCTAGGCATACCAAAATCTCAATAATTGTGGACGGGTGACCTAATCATATCACATTCTCATTAAATGATTTAGTCCTTGGTGGTTTGATACAAAGTGTTGCAAAAATGATACATTTCATAAATTTTTGCTAATTCTTATGTATCTAAAGTGTAAAAGTTCTCCTAAGAATAAGAATTGATTCAATTCTTCAAAAAGTGTGTTATAATTTTTAAAAGGGTATTAAAAGGTCTTTAAAGTAGTAGTTAGTCCCTAGTCCGGAGAGTAGAGTTTCTAAGATCATTCCATTCGGTTTGATCTTTTTTTAAGGACTTTTTCTAGAAGACCTCAGAACTCAATTCTTCAAAAAATGTGTTATAATTAAAGAAGGGAGGAGGAGGCCCTGCATGTAATTAAAGACCAATTACATCTTCTTCTATCCAACTCATTCATACAACTTGATGTCTTTGATCTTAAAATCAAATTCATCTTGTCTATAAATATCTAGTCTCTCTAGCATATGTCTATAGGTCGAATTGATAAACTTATCAGACCTTAAATCATCAGCAATATCATAGACCACACAACTACTCTTGGACTCATGTAATCGAAGTCCTCTACCGATAGATTGTCTGATTCTAATTGATGATTTACTAGGCATAGCAAAAATGATATTGCTAATTGCTGGTATGTTTGTTCCTGTACTAAACAGTGAACTAGAAGCTAGTATGATCATCCTCTTTCCGGAGGATGCCATCTTCCTTACTTCTTCCCTATCTTCTACATCAGAAGATCCATGTACATACTTGATCACCGTGTCATTATCATGATTCATTTCGGTGAGTACTCTATTTAGATGATCACCATGCTTACCAATAAAGGTGAATAGAATAAGAGTGACACCATCAAGTTTAGATGCTAATTGTGCAATGAACCTGGTTCTATGTTCATTAGAAATAAGGAAATTGATTTCTTTATCCCAATCAAAAGATCTAGTTAGGGATTTTGTTACATGTTCTGGATATTTCAATAGGACTACATTGATATCTAGGTCAGACACAATCCCCTGTTCCATCAATTCTTTTGTTGATATCACCTTGTAAGGATCAGAGAAAAGTCCTGTTAGTTGTAACACATTCACCTTGGTGTCTTCTATTGTGCCAGTTACACCTAATTTCCAATCTGAATTCTTAAACTGCTCACATAGACCTAGAATCTCTGTAGCCTTGTATTGATGAGCTTCATCGCAACATAGAACTCCAGTCTGTTCGATTAGAGCCCCTAGAAGAGGTTTGTTGCGTTTGGCAAGTGAATATATGGACTGCCATGTAGAAACGATTAGAGGCTTATCTAAGCGCTTCTCTTGTCCAGAATAGACCTTACATACATTCTCATCTACAGACCAACCATTTTCAACAGAATACTCCTTGAAATCCTCTGTCATCTGTTCAACCAATTGTGTAGTGGGGACCATGAGAACAACATTGTTGCCTAGTTTCTCTATTTGATATCTAATGTATACATAGAGAATCAATGATTTCCCACTACTAGTTGGACTTAGGAGTAGAGTTTTCTTCTTCTTGAGTGCTTGTGTTATGGCTTTGATCTGGTGATCTTTGATTTCTATCTTCTGACCCCTGGCATGTAGATTCAGAGATTCTATAAATGAAGAAATATCGGATAGATCTAGACCGGAGAATGGATTCAATTCTTTATCGACAGTGAATTCTACTTTCGATGATTGTAGATATCTGATCAACTGAGAGAGAAGACCTTGTGGTAGAGTCTTGGTCATCAAGTTGTACAGGCGAATCTTTCCATCCCAAATTCCAGCTTTGTATTTGGGTGAGAATTTGTACCCCGGAGCCATGAATGTGAAGTGATCAGATATGCTTCTGTGAACATCAAGATCAGTATCAATCCTTATTCTGGACTCATCATAGTAAGAAACTTTAATCATGAGCCAGCTCTATATTTCAACCACTCGATCAGGTTCTTACAATGAAAGCTCCTAGCCTTTATTTCTTGGAGCACTGATTCTAAGAAATAGATTGTGGTTTTGATGTATGATTCTCTAGTTAAGAGCTTCTGGAAATCAGATTCAGCGAGAATGAGATTATCAATATCAGACTTAACAGTTCGATGTTGCCACTGTGGCCAATTGTTTTCTATGAGTTCTTCTTTGGTCATCTCACCACGATAGTATTTAGATCGCAGCGCTCTATATTCAAATTGATCATGTTCTATCTTGGTCAGTCTAAGTTTGTATTGAACCAACTCATCTAGATATTTGGAGTGTAGTGCTGGTGTATTTGAGATTGATGTTTGTAGATTCATATCATCAATCTGGCATTCCATTGCCCAGTCAGTTTTCAATTCATCCAATGTTTTCATAATAGTCACAAGATCACTGTAATGTAGATATTTATGTAGGGAAAGGCATCGATGTCTTGATGTATGAATACTCGAATGTAGCTGTGGCCGTGGCTATTGAATTTGATGAATTTGTTGCATCAAATGATGGACCTTGAAGTGAGGTTGGAAATAGATCTACAAATGTGAATTCTTGTAGTACACCCATTGCTGCACTAAGTGGAGTTAGTGATGCATCAGAAACGCATCTGGTCATCTCTTTACCTAACTGGTTTCTCTCCATAGAAAGCCAAGATAGATACTGATCATTGTCTTCTGGGAATCCAAGACCAATCAACCAGAAGTAGATCATATTCCAATTCATCATTTGTTCATCTACTTGAAATTCAAGTGTAAATGATCCATATGCGATCTTGTCCCCAGGATATTTTGAGTCACTCAGTGGTGATGAAGTAGAGACAGATTGAAGTGAAATTTGTGGGATTTCACATCTAGAGATAAAATATGTTATCTCTGGTAGTTTAGCAATACTGAACTTGAATCCATTGACACGCAATGGATTGATCACAGTTGGGAATGGACAAGATGTAACTGGCATGATCTAGAAAATTTTCTTGAAGTCCTTTCCGACCTCAATTAGGTTTCTGATGATAGGGATGAATTCTGTAGATCCAGCTGGTATGATATAAGACCCGTTGTCGGCAACTAGATTCCCATCATCTTTTACTTCCTTCATTCTCTTAGAACTAGAGAATTCAGTTTTAGTTCTAATCGTTAGTATTTCAAGCCATTTCCCACCAACTTCTACCGTTATTCTAATTTTAGGAACACCGATAAAAAGTCTTACATCTTTTTTATCTGGTGTAACAAATCTGAATGCACCAACATATCCATTGAATGATTTATCACCAAAATCGAGAATAGAATTTCTGGCTCTAACTGGATCTTCAATTAGCTTCATGTGGACATTTTCGATATCGTCTGATAATTTTGTGAAATCTATAGATTTAAAAGTCTTATCACCTAAGAATAGGAGTGAGAATTGTTCATCGGAATCTTTCTTCCCTGTAATGAATATCTTCAGTGCGTTGTCCAATTTGATGATCTTATCTTTCTCATCATAACTGTTGAATTTTTCTACAAGTTCTTTATATGAAGATGATACGATTTCCTTCAGATATGTCATTCTATCACCAGTATTTTCTATCTTCTGGTGCAAATTTCCAACTTCAAATGCTTCCCCCAGCTTATTAAGAGGCTCACTATCAATTGAGCCAGCAAACTGAGCTATCTGTTTAACTGTTCCAAGTTTAACTGACACTGATTTCTTCAGTGGTTTTTCTTCGATCATACTGTCATTAGACTTATCGTGCACATAAGGTCTAATGATAAGATCTGCCTTTGCATTACTACCATTAGTCAATCCATCACAAAGAATATCTATATATCCTTTTGCGTCATCGTGAGATCTAATAGATTCTATTGTGCTTGTTAGATACTGTTCTTCATTCTTAACGAATTTAAATCCACCAGCAATTGCGGCAGATATTGTACTATCTCCAGAGGAGTAATCTTTTAGGTTCAAGATTACAGGAACACTCTTCTCCCCAATATCTACGGTAGTTTTGATATACACTTCAGAGTCATTTTTTTTAACCTTAAGATTCAATTCATATCTATTTTTACTATCTTCAGATTCTACTAATTTGGCCTTATCTCCACCATAGTTACTCGATAGAAGATCATTTAGCACATCTTGTACATCCTGTAGACTTGGTGTCATGTCTTTACCCAACACCAAATTAACACATGCCGCAGTGACTGTAGCGGATAGAACAATTTCTGCAACATGTCCAGAATTATAGGTCTTTTTGATTTTATCCATGATATGTTACTTTATGAGTGTGATCTATTTAATCATAAAAATGGGGACCGAAGTCCCCCATTGTTATCTTGGTCTTTACTGATTAGTTAGTCAGCAAGTTAGTAACCAAGAATTTACGGTAATACAAGTTACCAGTAGCTGAAGACACACCAGTATTCAACTGAGCTTGTGCAAATGGGTTATCAGCCAGACCATAACGGGTCTGATAACCAATTACAGGTTGCAGAGTGTTAGGATCAACAGCACCACGCAAAG